TGTTATACAAATAAACAACTCTGTGTGCTTTTTCATAAGTTAATCCAAGTATCATAATCGGTATAGCTATTGTAACTAAAATACCTGCTCCAGTTAAATGTAAAAATCTTCTAATTATTTCCCAACCACCTCTAATCATGGTTGTCCAGTATTTTTAAAATAAGAAACTACAGCTATAGTTACTGTAGTAATAAATAATAAACCACCATACAATAAATTTTTTAATTGATTTAATTGATGGTAAATAGCTTTGTCTTTATCTACGCAAATTTTTATTGCATCTACTTTAGCTTCTTTAATTTCATCATGGCGATTTTCAACATGATGATTTACAGTCATTTCACGCATGGCTGTAATTTCAGCTCTGGTCATATAATTTTCTTTAAGTAGTATCTGAAAATCATTATGGTGTTGAGTTATTCTATCATCGAAGTAAGACCGATTACCGTGAATCATATCTCTTGACACTTTAATATCATCTTTAATTGCCTGAAGTAAATCTAATTGATTTTTCTGTACAATCTCTTCTATTTCCATATGTTTCGCCAAATCAGAACGAAGTTCAGTTACATTTAATTGAAAATCAGTAGCCCGACTACAGGTATCTCTTCGTTCTTCAGGCATTACTCTTTTCCTTTAGCTGAATTGACTAAACCGCCACCAAAATAAAACATAACAATTGCTGACATAATCCATGACATTTTAAATGTTTCCATTACTTTTAAAACATCGTCAGGATTACCCAATCCAAATAATGTCATTACTAATACCATGAAGAAACAAGACAGGTAAGTTATGGTGAACATTATAGCAATATAGCGTTGAGCTATTTTAAAAGGAGCGTAAGCATTTAGTAGTCGAATTTTTGTACTAGTTTTACTTTCTCTAGTTTCAGCATCGGTTTCCCAAACATCGTCAATAAGTTCTAATCCCTTTTCGATAACTGCACCAGAACCAAAAATTGTTGCTAAAATACTCATATCATTTCTCTTCCTGCTTTCCAGTAAAAATAATGTCCAACTGTTTGTGTTCCTAACAAAGCATAAACTCCTGCAAATAACCCTGATTCAAATGTTATACCTTGAATCAATTTCCAATCAGCTTTCCATTTACCTATTTGAAATGTATAGTCAATATCATGTTGTTTGCAATGATGCCAATGCTCCCATTCTGGTGCCCACGTACACCAATCAGTCACAGAAAATCTCTATGTGAACCCGGATCATCAGGATAACCAATTATTTCCTGTAATTGATCAGCCGGTAATTTTTCACCAAAGATATCAGTAAATCTTTTTTTACTTCTTTCAGATTTTTTAGGGTCATAAGTATCGGCATCTGGTTTATCAAACGCTTCATATAATATCCAATGAATTAAATCACGTTGATATATCTCAGATAGTTCAACAGGTAAATCATCAGAAGAACCTAATGCATCATCAATGATAGGAACGAATGTACCTTCTAATTTAACAATACTATCAGCCGTAGGGGTAGGATGGAATATCAATTTATTTGAAATAAGAGATTGAAAGAAATGAGTAGGTAGAGTAGCAGTATCATTCCTATAATAATTATCTAAATCAACTTCCTGAATTTTAATAATTGGTTCATTATTTTCATCAAGAATTTTACCAATGATAATCATCCCATCTGGAACAGCATAACTATCTTGGTCAGTTACTAAATTAAGTGTCACATCACTTTTAACAATTAATTTTCCACGAAAGACAACTTCACGAAGAGCTTGATTTAAGTATTCAACTAATTCATTAGTTTTAAATAATGAATCATCATCAAGTCCATCCCATAAAGGATCATCAAGTTTAATACGTGCTAACGCAAGAAGTTTACTGACTTCCATTTTACTTAACCTTTGCAGTTACCGATTTAGCTTGTTCAATAAGTAATTCTTTTTGAAGTGTTTCAACAGTATTTTGAAGTTCAGCAATTTCATCAATTGCTTCTTGTAAATGAGTTTCTAATTCAGAATTATCTACTTCAACTTCAACTTCAACAATTTTTACACCTTCTTCAAGTTTTTTAACTTCAAGTTTTTCACGATCAACATTAGACTTCAATTCTTTTTTGGCAACAGCATCCATGGTTAAATAAAAACCATCAATTTTCATAACTTCATTACCGATAGCTTCAGTAACTTCAATAGATTTTCCACGAGGGAAAGCAGTTTTCTGAGTTTTCATTACTGACTTACAACCACAATAAGTGACTTTCATTTTTTTAGTACTCCATATAGAGAAAAAGGGCTATAACCGTCAAGATTATAACCCTTTTATTTAGGTTAAGCGACTATTTAAACTTCGCCTTTAAACTCATAACCTGTAACAACAGTCATACGTTTATCAGCAACAGTATCAGCAACCAATGGTGTAGCAATGATATAACAATCATCAGTACACTCTAATGGAAATGCTGCAGATGAAGATTCACCACCAGTTGCAATATCGAAACCATCTACAAAGTAGTCGGCAACGGTAGTTTCACCCATGATGTAACCAATATCCATGGTACTGGAAGCTTCACCAAGACCGGCTTCAGCATTGAGTTTAAGACCGTTAATAATTGAACCTTTAGGAATTTTAGTTACATAAAAAACTGAAGGTCCATCAAAAGCTAATAGACCAATAGAGGCAAGGTCAATAACATTAACGGAAGAGTTACCCATACCACCGGCAGATACCAGTGAACGGTCAACATTTACTTTATTAAAATCAGTCATTTTTACAATCCTTCTACGAATGAATCAATTGCATAAACGCCATGGTCATAGTCTTTACCGTCTTTGCTCTTGAAAGTTATTTTAGAAGTACCACCAATGCTTGAAATAGAAGCTTCAAATGTTGCACCGTGATCTTCAGCTACTTCACGCTCATACCATGACATATGTGTACCTGACGCTGAATTCTTACCCCAACACTCAGCAAGTGCCTGAGCACCAATAAGCATTGCACGATCAATAGCACCGGCTTTACCATTAACACCTGTAACAGCAGACTTAATAACAACATCAGCTTCAGTGTGATCATCAGCATCAGTAGCAACTTTAATAGTTGCATCCCATGCAAAACGAATAGGGTAGAGATATTTACGAACCAGAATTCCATTCCATAAACCAACATTCTGACCTTGGAATAAAGGATTGTTTTTACCACGTTCACGAGCATCACGTAAGAAAGTTTCCCAATCATTACTTGAAGCTGTTGAGTGCCATAGTTCCTGCCACTGACGAGGAGTAACCAGAAGCATTGCTAATGGGTCCATACCACCACCAGTATCACCTGCAAGACGAATGTCCTGTAAAGGAGCACCAGATTCATCACAGATAGTACGCATGATATTAATGGAGTTCAAAGTCATTTTATCAGTATTAGCAACATCAGTTGTATACCAACCTGCAGCACCTTGAATCAAATCACCATCAGTACCATCGACACATAAATGACGAGTGTAAGTTGGAGCTTTAACATCATTAACCATGATCTTACTGAAGTCAGCATCATCACGTAGAGGAATTACCCAAGATGGATCATTCTGACTACCACGGGCACCTGCCATATGAACCAGACGATTTTGCTCAGAAGCACGACTCCACCAACCGGATAACATTTTCTTACCCATGGAACGTAGATTATGAACAGTGCGTTGAGCGGTCATACGACCACCTGCATCAAAACCACCACGCATCTGATCAAGGTGAATATCTTGAGAATCATAAGTCAGAGCCATCAATTTACCGGCAATTTTTTCATCACCCATAATTGGCTTACCAACTAGGATATTGAATAAATCAATACTGGCGACATCACCCCCACCTTTTGACAAGTCACGAACTTGAACAATTGGCATATCAGGAGAAGATTGACCTTTTTCAGCTTTAGCTTCAGCAGCAGACTGTTTAGGAATAGAACCAACAAGTTTGTTAGTTAATGTGGGCTGACGATACATTTCAGCAAATACACCGGCACCATAAACTTTACGGGCAAGTGGAGAACCAAATGGAATATTAGTAGGCATTGTGCTACTTCCTTATTTAAAATTAATAAAATTACTTAATATAAACAAGGAAACTAGCTCTTATATATCACGGGTTATATAATACTTCGAACCATGATAATTGTAGTTGCACTATGTAAGGTGCTTACTTCTTGTAATTAAAGTATATATATACACTATTCAAATCTATTTTTCAAATCTTTTTCATTCTTTAAACGTTTCTTTACACACCTTACTTGAGCATCAAGTTGACTTAATTGTCCTTTCTCTAAATGAATTACCTTTTCAATTCTATATAATTCATCAAGGTCATCTATTGTATTTAGATATTCAAAACTAATATCTAATGACATAATGTTATCCTCCAAAATCCATAGAGGACATTATTTTATCAATAGCTTCAGGATCATCAGGGTCAGCATTGTCGAACATCATCTGCAAATCACTGGCATCTGAACCATTATCAACTTTAATACGACCGGGCTTACCATCATTGGTAGTACTTGCAACAGAAGATAGAGATGATGGGGGTTTAATTTTCTCAGCATCAGCTATCTTTTTATCAATATTAGGTGCCGGTTTAACCGGTTTAGGAGTTTCACTTACAGCTTGACCGGTTACAGCTAAATGCCGTTTTTCAACTAAAGCAATTTGGTCAGCTTTAGATAAATCACCAAAACCTTTACTACGACTCACTGTTTTGAAAGTACTATTAACATCTGCCCACTCTTCAGGATCTTGTTGCCATTTCTTCATATTATCATTGGTACTCCTAACCTCATTCCAAGACTTCTCATTAGCAGCAGCAGTATTAGCAGC